TCCTCGGTATCAAAGCTTAACTAACCTATCTACTATTTTACATAACTCGTCCCCTGGATCGCAATAACCATAATAACACGCCATTAAGTCAGCTGTTTCTCGGTCTCTAACTATTAAGCAGCTATAATCTCCTCCTAATACACCGCTAGAGGTATCGCCTCATATTACAACTTGCCTATCTTTTATTGGCTCTCTATAAATATAAAGGTCTTGGTAAACGGCATCTTGTACGTAAGGCGGTATTATTAGGTTTTTAATAACCGTTGTATTAAATACTGGAGTACCTGTATTCAAAAACGCCTCCTCTGGTGTGCTAGGGTATTCCTGGAAAGCATAATTAGGGTTAGTTTGCGAGTTATACATATTTAAATACCGTTTCTTTTGCTCTTCACTTAATATTGTACCGTCTACCATCGGCTTATTTAAGTGTTGCAATTCCTTAGGTAGTTTAATGGTTTCTCCTTCGTCTAAAGGCAATACATACTCAGGCATTAACCACCAACCTAAAAATATACAGGATCGCTCGTTAGTGTCTTTTTTGTAGTATTTATTTCGTAGCTTTTCAAACTCGTTTCCATAACCATTGGCTGTACTTTCTATAATAATATCTCCGTTCTTTGGTACACTCGGTAAAGTACCTGCTAGGAGTTCGCCAGCCTCATTAATAAAAGCAAATTCCGATATATGTAGCTTGGATCGTGTACCACCTCTACTATCGGTTATAACTGCTATTTTACTATGGTTTTCTAAAAACTCTAACTCCTTCTTTGTACTATACTTTGTATTAGGTCTAACCCATACTTTACCATCGTTTAGCTCTATGTATTCTGGTAGTCTTTGGTATGCTGTTTTTACTTTATCAAATATTTCGTCCCTCGTTTTATCTACTTGGGCTAATATTCATATATTTTGATTAGGTTTAATTATGGCAGTATCTAACCCACTTATTGCCTCGTTTGTGGTTATACCCATTTGCCTACCTTTTAGAATTATTAGCCTTATTCTACCGTATTTCTCCTTTAATTCGGTTTTTCTCTTCTCTAGGATTTCCTGTGCCTTATTTCTTTTAAATCCTACCGCCTCTTGATCCTTATTTATGATAGTATAAAGCTGTAACCTTTTACTTTTCCTGTAAAACTGGCTTTCCATCTTTATTTAACTTTTTATAAATATTGCTTAATATTCGGCGTACCTGTCAGTCGCTAACGTCTAATAGGTCGGCTAGTTGGTAGCTATTCATAGGCTTACCATCTCGCTCGTTATTATAATAAGCATCTAAGCAAAAATCCTTTACTTGCTTATATGCTTTCTTATCGTCAGCGTTTATTTTTTCTTTTATGATAAAATCTATAAAAGCATCTTTATACGTTATTTTTAATACACCATTTTCTACTATTAGCCTTACTTGTCCGTTAATAAAATTATGCTTATTCCTCTGTAAGTATCACTTTATTTTTATTAAAGTTTCACTTTGCATTAGGTTTTTATTAATCGTCAATAAAATCAGTCTCTTTAAATATTGAGCCTTTAATATTATTATCTACCTCCTTTTTAGGTATTCTGTTATACCTTACGTTTAATACGAGTGCTGCAATAGATGGGTTAATATGTCACTTACTAGCCTCGTCAACCCAAATAGTCTCTAAGATATTGTCAATAGTTTCTACCGCTTTACTTATGTCCTCTCTATTTCTTCGCTCGTCCCAAGTCTTATAGGCAATACCACCTAGAAAAATAAGAAATCCACCAATAGTAGGTGTTGTGCGTCGTTCTTGCCCTTCTATTATCTCAAATTGACTTATAACATTGTTGGTAATTGTAGTTTGCCCTCCTTTTCATTTTACTTTACCTCCTTTCTCGTCGTCTAATATATTAATCTTATCTTGGTCTAAACCTTCGGTCTTAACTGGTATTAGCTTAGCTCTACGTGTCTTTTCAATACAACTTGCTAAATAGGCGTTAAACTGAGTTAATAACTCGTTTTCGTCCTTAATTTTCCTTGGTCTACCTATAAGCATATGTTGTATACTTGGATCGTCTACAGTAACCTCGTTCCAATTTCTATGTCTTGCTATTTTTACCTTACGGTTATCTTTACTTGTTTTCTTTTGGCTACCTGTTTTATGTTTAGCCCTTAGCTGTATTTTCTTTTCAGCCATTTTTTATTACTGGAAAAATATAAAAATTAATCTGGTATATACATAGTTAAAATCCTTATCTCGCACCTTGGGTTATCTCTATCTATTCAACCTGCCCTTACGTGCATCTCTCTTATTATTTCTCGGTTATCGTCTTCAAATAATCAAAACTTAACTAATAAGTCGTTTATACTTTCTATTTTATTACTTAGGTCTGTTCTCCTAGCGTCTGGTAAATAAAAAGTATATTCTATGCTATATGTAGCTTTTAATTTCCGTGGTTTAATGTTTTGATTTAATAGAGCTTTTAGTTGTTCGCTTTCTCGCTCTTGGTAAGCCTTGGAGCTTATTAACCTTCTCCCTGTTCGTTGTTTCTGGTTTTTTTTGCTGGGTATTCTCCCTTTGAGTATTAGGTCTATCATTGTCTGTTGTATTAGAGGGTAAATTATTAAATCAACTAACTACTTTAGCTCCCATTTTTTCAAATACCTGTTTTAGTGCAGCTCCACCTATATCTTTTTTATCAGCCTCCATCTCTCTACAATGAGGGCAAAAACTAAGTCCTAAAGGTCGGTGGTATTTACACTTTGGGCATATATTAGGGTGTCCTTTTTTCTGTTCGTTTTTCTTTTGATCCATTGCATTAATCTTTACAACTAAAATGACTGTTTACTATGTCGTCTTGCTCTCTATCTCTCATAAAGTAAAGAGCTTTGGATTTGCTTATTACTCGCCTTGTATCTTTATCGTCCTTAAATACGTGTATTTGTCAGTTTATCTCCCTAAAATCTATACTGCTAGGGTTTCATACTATTATATTGTATATACTGTCGCTTATCTCTTGCCTAAACTCCTCTTGTTTGCTCCGTTCTAATACTCCTAAACGTTGTGGTTTTTCCATCAGTATTTTTTTGTTTATAATAAAAGTCCCACTGTCTCTTTAACCGTGGTATTAATTCTCCGTGCATTACTAATTGTTGCACCAAAAACTTTTTACCTGCAGTAGTACGGTCAACTCGTTCGTGCTGTTCTATACTATCTACAAATACTATATTGTTTGGATCGTTTCTAAATTCTGGGTATAAGCCTTTTGGTAGTGCGTGTGCAAATTGGTAGCTTGCTAAATTTTCTAATCTATAATATTTCCCTGTTAAATCGCTTTTACCTTTATTTCTTAACCATTTAATTTTAAATGTAAGTAATTCGCTACCACCATTGGCTATTCTTTCCTGGTGTCTCCTTCAAATTTTATTTATTGGAGTTTTTTTAATCATAACGCAAAATACCTAACTATTTAAAGTTAGGCTCTACGTTATTTCTTTACCCAAATTAGATGGTAGCAATATTTAGCACTTTTGCAAGCCAAAATATAAGAAAAACCACTATTTTTTAGCGGTTTTTTTCTCCCATTTATAGCTGTTTGTTTTATGCTTTACCTCTGGTTTTCTATTACATTTTGTCCTTAAATAGTTCTTTATGTCCTTTACTGCTATATATCTAACACTAAATCCTTGTTTATATTTCTTACTTGATCCAGCACTAACTCTAACAGGTATATATAGCCATCTATCAGCAGGTATTCTTTTACGATGCACCCCTAACCTCTCGGCTAATTCAGTAGCTTTAAATAATTCTAAATATTCCATTGTAATTTCGTTTAATAAATATAAATTTGTAAGGTACTTTAGAGGGTACATTAAAGAGCTACTTGTTAGCTCTTTTTTTTATACTTTAACATTACTAAACTAAATACTATTTTCTCATAACTTATATTTTTTATATACGTCCCAGCCTGTATATAATTTAACTCTATTTGATATTATAACGTGTATTTCTCAACTTGCAGCTAATCAACTATTTGGTATTGGCTTAGGCTCTTTATAATAAATACATTTAGTATAAACTCTAGGTCTACTTGTAATCATTATTTTATTTTTAAACTTATATTCTAATACTACGTCTACTTTACCATTGTATTGGTCGCTTATTTCTTGTAGCTGTTCTATTAGTTTATTTATTTTCATTGCTCGTTTATATTAATTTAAATTATGATCCAAAGAGCTAGGCTATGCTAGCTCCTTTGCAAAATAAAGTTTTAACTCTTTTCGTTGCTCTGGTGTTAATTCCTTCTTTAATTCTCTTTGGTTTTCTAAATCTAAGCTCCAAATTATATGCTCCACTCTTTTTTGATTTTCTATTTCGTTGTATTTAAAATCAAAGTAAGCTGTACCAAAATATTTTCTCTCCATTACTCTTTGAGCTTTTAACTTAACAAGCTCTAATAATACGTCTTTGTGTAGGTCTTTTGCTTTTTTCATACTTAGAGGGTTTAAAATATAAAATATATTTACGTAGATATTTATATAGATTTTTTATTAAAATTGCAAGCCAATTTTATATAAAAATAGGCATTACAAAAAAGCCACGTTTTATAGTGGCTTTCTTGCGTTATAAGTGCTTTATCTATAGCGTTTAGTTTCTGTAAGTCAAACGGTTTTTTAATTCTCCTAAAAACTCGTCTACATTACTTACATTTACATTTAATCAGTTAATAGCAAAACTACTCTGGTTATTATTAACTGTACTGTAGCTTTGTACTGCATTTCTAGGCTGTACGTAAGATGCTGTACGCCTTACTATTGCCTCAGGTCAGTTTTCCCCTACAATAGTAACTCCTTTATTTAGTTCTCCTCAGTAAGCCCTATAAGATGCAGGTACACTCGCTAGCATCTCTTGTACACTCGCTACATAATCTCTTACGGCTTGCTCTCTATTCTTTAGCTCTGTTTTATATGCTTTAGTATCGCTTTGCCGTTGTTCTAATACCTTCTTACTATGATCCTGTACTAATTTTAACTCATTTTGTAAAGCTGTTTCCTGTTGTTTATATTCAGTTTCTAACTTTGTTTGTTGGTTTAATAAATCTCTTGCTAATTCTTGGTTTTTAAAGTCTGTAATTTCTACATATTCGTCCTTAGTAGCATCATAGTATTTTACTAAGTCTCCCTCTACCTCTATAGCTTTTTTACCTATAGCGTCTAAGTCTCATTGGTTAGCTATAGCTTGGTAAATATTTCTTTGCTCTTCTAATTGGGCTCTTTGCTGTTCGTATTGGTTAATTAGCTTACTTGTCTCGCTTTGGTGTTCCATCAGCTTAACCTGTTCTTTTTGCTCTTCAGTAAGTGTTTGATTAATTAATTTAGCCTCTTGTAAAGCCTCTACATATTTTGTTACCTCTTCTATCTTAACACCTCCTATAGTCTCTCGCTCCCAATTATATAACTCGTCTAATTTAATACTACTAAAAGCATTGTTTTTACCGTGTTCTCTCTCAAAGTCTTGGATCGTTTTATTAACCTCTTTATATCTATCTCCTAAATCATTAACAAAGTTTTTATCTAACTCTTCAATAGAGTTATTAACCTCTCTAATACTCTTAGTAGCTTTATCTTTAAACTCGTCCCATTTATCTCCTAATTTTTCTATAGCCTCTTGGTATTTCTTAGCCCCTTTAATTGCGTCTTCAGCATTTTTTTGCTCCTTTTCACTAACTTTTTGGAGTTGGTCGTAATAATCCTTGACGTATTGCTCGGCACTCTTTAATAATTCGTCGTTTGTTTTCCCTTCTAATTTAACTAACTCGTCTTTATACCAGTTATAAACCTCTAATAATTTCTCGTTCTTTTCTTTTTCCCCTGCCTCACTTTCCTGGATTTCCTGTATTTTTAAATCTCTTAATTTCTTTAGATTTTCTTTTTGAGTTTCTAATACGCTATTCTTTTTACCTCCTCAGCTACCACTACCACCACCAGTAATTAAATCCTTTAATGTAGCGTTTGTTTTCTTTTGCTCTTTTATAACTGTTTTACCTGCGTTATTCCATCAGTCTTTAAAATCTGTAAAATAATCGCTCCAGTCGTCAGTAATATCGTCTATAGTATCTTTAGTAGCACTAACAACACCATTTAAAGCGTTTTTAGTATTAGAAAAGTTAAATCAAAAATCAAAATCCGTTTTTTTACCTCGGTCTACATTACCAACTTTACCAATATTCATACCAGGTATTTTATTAATTTGGTCTATTAGTTTATTTAGGTAACCTATAGCTCCATTAACTCATTTACCAATACCATAAGCTAAATTATCTCCCATACTAGCCCAGGCGTCACCATTAAAAAGCTTTTTAAAGTTTGTTCCTATATCAGTAATAAATCCAGAGAGTAAAGTATATGATCCTCATATTACATTACCTAAAGATTTTCCGAAACTTGAAATAACTTTAATAGCTCCTCTAAATATTTGTACTACTACAAATAACGCTTTTTGGATCATTTCTAACCCACTAGCTCCTTGGCTACCTGTTGCTACTAAATCGTCTCCAGTTTGTACTACGTCCTCCATTAATCCCTCAAAGGCAGGTGCTAACGAGTTCGCTATACTTTCTCCTATTCCTGCTAACGTAGATTTAAAAGTATTCATTTTACCCTCAAAACTACTTGCGTATTGATCCATAGCTCCAGCAAATACGCCTCCCTCTTCACTCATATGTTGGAAAGCTGTAGTTACTTGCTCGTCTGTAATTTTACCTTGGCTTGCTAACTTTTTTACCTGTTCTACACTTGTATTTAAATCTTTTGCTAGTTGGTCTCCAATAGGTACTCCAGCTTTTACTAAATCGTTAAAAGTATCTTTAGTAAGGTGTCAGTCTTCAGCAATTTTCCCTAATATGTCTGTAAGGTCTTGCATCTTTGTACCTGTTCCTGCTGCAATATCTCCTAAAGCCTGCATTTTCTCCATTACCTCGTCAGTACTATCTCCCATTTGTAATAAAGCTGCTGCAGTATCTCTTACGTCGTCTACATTAAGTCAATTATCGCTAGAAAAGTCCCTTAAATTGTCCATTAACTCTTTAGTCTTTTCAGCATCTCCAGTAAATCTATTAAATATTTCGGCTGTTTCCTGGTACTTTGATCCTAATTCTATTAAAGCACTAACAGCTTTTTTTATAAGAGTTATTGCCGCAGTCCAAATAGCAGTATTTTTTAAAGCCCCCATCATTTTACCAATACCTTTATTATCGTCCCCTGCTACGTCTTCGGCTGTTTTACCTACGTCTTTTAATCATTTATTAACTCCTTTAATTTTCTCTTCAATATCTTGAATATTAAGCCTAGCTTGAAACTCTAATTCTTTATCTCACGATTTTTTAAATTGCCTAAGTTCAGCTCTAGCCAAATCCAAATTTTTTTGTAGCTTAGCTTTCTCTATTTGTAAGTCCATTTTTAAGTCGTCCTTATCTAGCTCTTTTTGGGCTGTGTCGGCGGCTCTATCTACCTCTTTTTTAATTTGTTGGTCGTCAGCTTTCGCTTTAATAATAATACTGGTTTCCATTTCCTCGTTTGTAGCCATAGCTTTTTGATTAATAATAAAAAACTAGGTATGTTATACCTAATTTTTTAAAACTGTTGGTTTCTAATTATTGTCTGTGTATTGCTAGCATCTCATTATTACACTTAGGGCATTTACAAGTTTTATTAGATGCTAACCTCCATATTGAGTAACAAATACCAATAGGGAAAAGAAATAACCATAAAGCTATCTCAATTCGTATATTACCTCTTGTTTCTTTTTTAGGTTTCCCTGTATATCAGCATACAGGGCAGTCTACTATTAAACCGCTATTGTATGTAAGTACTTGACTAAACATTGGAGCATTATTATTACTTTGTACTGGTTTACTTGATCCATCTAAAAACTCTCCACAATGTTTACACTTTTTAGCAGTTGCTAATATCTCCTCCCCACAATAAGGGCAGTCTATCGTTTCTCTTTTAGTAGCCATCTCGTTCGTTTTATAGCATATAAAATTAATTTGTATTTATATTTTATGCTGCATAATTGCAAGCTAATTTAATAACGCTAATTCAAAAGCAAAAAAACAACATATAAAGAAAAAGAAAACAGTAAAACTATTTACAATTTTATAAAATAAATAGTCTGTTTTCTCCTCCTTGTATTGTAATAATATCAAAGCATAGGTATTTATGTTGGTGGTATATAAATTTAATCTATCTAACCACTCCTTGCTAACAACTTTACCCTTACATAATTTTATTAGCTTTATTTTATTTTGGCTAACAATACTAACTGCCTTTTCTTTATCTTTTCTACACTCTCTACAATATAAACTCCTTCAACTATAACTTTTGCATCTTAAACAAGGCATTAGATATTTTTAGTTGTAAATATTTTCTTCGCAAGGTATACCATCATTATCAGCGTCTAAATGTTTATGTCCTAACTTATAAAGTAAATCTACTTTCCATTGTGCGTCTATATTATCGCAAGTTACCGCTTGGTTACGTCGCTGGAAAAGATTTAAAGCTATGGATCATAATAAAAGCATTAATAATACTGCTGCTATTTTTTTCATATTCCTAGATTTTTATTGGTTGTTAAAATAACATTTCTTAACTTATTAAAGTCTTCGTGCGTTTTTAATCCTCTTACGTATTGTGCAAATTTTCTTAACTCTACTAACTCATTTTTAAGCTCTTGGTTTTCCTCTTCTAATTTTTTAATATACTCCATTGTTTGAGGAGGTATTGCTGTAGTTGTTTCTCCCATCTCGTTTAATTAAAATAATATAAAATAAATTAATCTTGGTTTTTATCATATTCTACACTTAAAATTACTGCCTCTCCTTCTTTAAAGTTTTTGCTAAACCATTTTTCTACACCTGCTAGAGTTGTTTTTACTCTATAGGTTTTAATCTCTTCAGTTTCTATAAACTGTACTTTAACTAAGTATCGGTATTTTTGCATAATCTAAATTATTAATAAATTAGATAGTAATATACTTAGATTTTTAAAACTGTTGGTTAAAAAGGTAGCTCGTCTGTTTTTCCCTTTTCTTTAACTAATTTATCTAACTTTTCGTCTATTCTTTTTAACAATTCAGCTATAGCCTCTAAAGCCTCCATTACTGCATAATCCATAATGTCTAACTAATTAATGTAAAATTTTTGCATTAAAACCCTATTTTTTGCTATTTTTTTACAAAAATGTCTATTTTAATGTCTAATTTTCGTTTTTAATTTCCTCGTCTGGTAAAAGTTTGTAGTCTCTTCAATGTATAGATATACTCTTAAAAGGCTTACCATAATGTTTTTTACCTAGTCCCTGGATCGCCTCTTTTAAGTCAGCTATAATTTGTATATAGCCATCTTGCATTGCTTTTAAATTAGTTAAGTCAGCCTTTAGCTGTGCGTTTTCGTTCATTAGCTTTAATTCTAAAGCTGTACGTTTTTCTGTTTTTTTAGTTGCCATAAGTATATAAACTATAAATTAAAAGTAATAAACAATATAAAGCAGTAAAAAGCTGTAAGTTAATCCCTTTTTTATAACCTAATATAATATCTAATATTAGGATCGTTAAAGTTAAATTTAATAATACTGTTCGTGCTATTATTCGTCCCATATTATTTATAAAATAAATAAATCTAATCTGTATAACTACCAACATTAAAAGTATTCCTTTCTAGGTCTTCTTTATGTTTATTCCTCCTAATTCTTTTTATTATTAGTCTATACTTGTCTGCTCTTTCTCTGTTTTTATGGTGTTTATTCCATCTACCTAGGCTATCTTTCCATATTCTCCTACAAGCTCTACACTTACATAAACCAAAACCCATAGGTATAAAATTATTATTCATACTCTAATTAAATAATATAAAACTAACTAAGTCAATTTGGTGCTATGATACTTATAACCCAACATATAAATATTATATCAAATATTATTAAATTACTACAAACAAATATTAGTATAAAATTTATTAAAATTACTTTCTGTTCTACTGTCATTTTACTTTAATATTACTAATCTAAAAACTTTGATTTAATGTTTATGTATAAACCACATACTTACACAAAACATTATAGTTCAACATATAACACAAACTATTTTATACATTGTTTCTTCCATTACTTTACTCTCTTATAAATTAAAAATAACATAGTCATTATACTTACATAGCATAAACACTCAAACATTTTACTTTAATATACTAACTAAAAAACTAATTCCAAAAAACCATAATATTCATAATACCAATATAGCAACTATTCGTTCTTTCATTACTTTAATTTCATAAACTAAATAAACTTACATTCTTTGGCACTATCTTATCTACTACTTTATAATTACTCATATCAATAACTTCTTCTCACTCAATAATTATACTATCGTAATGGTGTTTTAAGCATAACTTAATAAGTGCTTTTTCTTGTAATTCGTTTTTATGTTTTAACTTTTTATTTTCTTGTTCTAACTCTTGTATCTCCAACTCCAAATCTGAATATGTAGGATAACTCATTGTTTTATAATTAAAATATAAATCTAACTTATTATTTATAATATGTATTAAAATATCTTAATAATGTAAACCCTCCTCCTCTTCAAACTACATTACTATTATACCATCAAATTATAGCCTCCTTAGGCATATTATGATAAATAGCTGTATATATATCAGTTAAACTAAATACGTAATAATTATCAAACTCATACGTAAAATTAAATGTCCCTGGTCGCTCAGCTATTACTGTGTATTTACCAAAATACTTTGAATTAAAATACTCTACCATAAATTTAATACTTTCGTCTACGTGGCTTATAACTTTTTTTGATCCTACACTCTCTCGTAATTTCTTTTCCATTTATTCCTTAGGTATAAAACTAAATATATGTTTAATTACGTCTACTGTTCGTCCGTTCCCTAGCATCTTATAACGCTGTGTTTTACTTACTCCTTCGGTGTAATTGTCTGGTAGTGTTTGTAGTCTTTCGTATTCTATTGGAGTTAGTTTTCTTATTCTTTTAGTCTGTAATTCTACTGCTACTTTAGCGTCTTTATAATCTCTAGCACAAAGAGTTGGTACTTTATCAGTCCTAAATCCTTGTCCATCAAATTCTCTACTAGCTGGGCAATGGCTTACTGCTATTTTCTTTTCGTGGTCTCCTCCTCCAGTAGTTACTAAAGTTGCACACTTACTATTTAACTCTTCTAAACGTTTTGTTACCTCATATTTCCTTGCTAATATTTTATTTCGCCTTTCGTTTGAGTAATAGTATTCCTCGTCTACTTGATCCTGTAATACGTCTTTTAATAATATACCTTTGTCCTCTGGTTGTGTAATACCTGGTATATTAGTTCGGTATAATCTCTTTCTATTTTGTCCACTAACTAAGGCACTATTAATCTCTATTGGCTCTACTCATAACATAGTACTAATTATATCTACTCGTTCTTTTTTCATTTTAACGTTTTCCAATAGAAAGTACTTAGGCTTAACCTCTCTTAGTATTCTTACATACTCAAAGAAAAGTTGGCTACGTGGATCATTAAAATTTAATTTTTTACCTGCATTACTAAACCCTTGGCAAGGGCTACCTCCTATAAGGAGGTCAATATTATTTAAGTTCCCACCATCAATTAATTTTACGTCTCAAATTTCCTCTATTTCTGGGTGGTTTTTCTTTGCTATCTGTATAGCGTATTGGTCTATCTCGCTTGCGTAGTATTTATCTACTTTAATTCAGCATCTTTTAAGAGCCACCAAACCGCAAGCTATACCATCAAATAAACTTAATACTCTCATTAATCTATATCTTTAATAAATAAGGCAACAATTAACGAAAATACTACAAAGCATCATATAAAACTAATAAACCCTCCTCCTATATGCTTGCTAATAAAAAAGCAAAAGAAACAGAATAAAAACGCTGTTATACAAATAAGAGCAGTAAATAAGAATATTGCCAAAGACTTTAATAAATAATTTTTCATTTCGTTTTATTGTTTAAGAAATAAATATACAATAAAAGCAATACAAATAACTAACCATAACAA